AAAGATTGTGCAACAAAATCTGGTGAGTTCAACATCGCAGCAACTACCTTTGATTGAAAACTCGGTCCAAACTTTGCCAACGTATCTACATTCTTATCGTACTGCTTATGATTTACCATAATATCTTGCCAGTGGTGTAAAATTAAATGTTATCCATTCGTCATAGTTTTGCATACTTCCTATAATCTTACTACGAACCATAAGTCGTGTCAAGTCCGCTTTTCGAAGTGGAGGACAACCTTCTTCAAACTTATGTAATATTTTCATCTTTGCATCAACATTAATATCTACATCGTGTAAATTCATCAATTGCAGATTTCTATTTACTATACTACTATTATCTAAAATATTTTCTACTAACTTCGGTTTCTTTTTAATATCAATATATTTTTGTTCAATCAAATCTAAATCCACTTCAACGTTCGGGTCGGCAAGTTCTGGAATATATTTTAATACGGTCTTTTCACCTGCCCCCTTGATTCCATCAATATTATCACTCTTATCGCCAAGCAGTGACCTGTAGAATACGAAGTTGCTTGGATGAACACCATATGTTTCCAATACGACATCTATATCAAAAGTTTTCTTCTTTACGGGATTATACAGTTTTACACTTTCACTCACCATCTGTAAAAAGTCTTTATCTGTAGAATAGATAGTACTGTTTCCTCCGTTCTTAGTAACCAATTCAGAGAAATATGCAATTGCGTCATCGGCTTCAATATGGTCTAATGCAAGAATAGATACTGGTAGGCACTCCACCATTTCTACCAATGATACCAACTGCCACTTCATATTTTCTTTCTCTTGTTCATCGGTAGTCATATCATACTGCCGATTCAAACGAGTTGGTGGTTTTCGATTTGCCTTATATTCCTTGTGTATCTTACGCCGACGTTGTGACCCACCCTTACCATCAAATACCAATACAACACGGGTAGGCTTGAAGCTACGAATAGCAAACCCCAAGGATTTCATAAAGCCAGCCATACCACCGATATGATTACCGTCATCGTCCAAAGTGGGAATTGCTGCATAACTTCGCATAAATGTATTCAACGCGTCAATAATAAGGACACGAGAATTATACCCCGTATCCTTACTATCAAACTGCATCTCGTTAAACACCTTCAATAAATCAGTCATTTAATAGTTGCTTTTTAGATGGTGATACTTCTTCCTCATCCTCCGCGGCTTCTTTACTCACCGCAGACGGATCGAAGTCCTTCTCATACTTCATAATCATTGCTTCGCAAATCTTATCATACAACTCTGCTTTTCGTTCTTGGTCTGCTTCAAGAAATGTTGGAAATTCCTTACTCTGGAACTTCTCATCGTTATACGAATACCATGCACCAGATTGCTTGATGATACCGTTTTCCTTCAAGACATCTAACCAACTGCTGTAATCATCAATACCACGATTGAAATAGATGTTGAATTCAGCTTCACGATACGGCGGCCCCAAACGATTCTTGGTGACCACTGCTTTTGTGGTGATACCGATGATGTTTCCAGCCGAATCCTTTAACTTTCCAATCTGTGACAGACGGATACGAGTGGAGGCGTGGAATCCCAATGCCTTACCACCAGAAGTCGTATATGGGTCAGAGAACGCAGGAGCATTCATCTTCAAACGAAGCTGATTGGTAAAGACCAGTGCAATCTTTTCACGACCAAGAAGGTTGGTAATCTTTCGCATTGCCTTACTGATAATGATAGACTTTGCAGTCGCGTATCCATCCTTATTGAAGTCTGTTGCCATTTCGGTTTTGGTAGAAGCCGCGGCAACCGAGTCAACAACGATAGTGACTAACTTATCTTTCTTTCCAGAAGCACGAACCTTCTCAATGATATTTACGATAGAATCAAAAATATCTTCAACTGTATCATGTTGAACATAAACGAGCTTTTTCATATCTACCCCAACGGCAGAGAAAAACTCATCGTTCACTGCGTTTTCGGTATCAATAAGAACTGCAACACCACCACGTTTCTGTGTGGTCGCAATAAGTTGTGCACCAACGAGTGACTTACCAGATGCTTCCAATCCAGTCAATTCGGTGATACGTCCGGCGGCAATACCACCATTCGGACGATTACTGATTGCGATATCCAGCATCGTATTACCAGTGGAAATGAAGTCAGTCAAATCCGTAGGAGTTTCCTCTTCGCCATCAAGGAAATAGGCAACTTGTCCGTCCTTATATAATTTATTTAAACTATCTGCAATTACTTGTGCCAGTTCATCACGGTCAGCAGTTGGACTGGTCTTTTTTGTTTTCGTTTCTTTTGCCATAGTGTTCCTTATATGTAACAAAACACGGAGATACTAGGTAGTTTTGAGGCTACCTAGTACCAACCGTGTTTTTGGTTAATTAATCGTCGTTAAAAAGTGCGTCGAACTCGTCAACAGCCTTCTTGACATTCTCCTTCGGAGCAGCAGTTTCTGCAACTACAGACTTTGGTTCGTCCTCACGGGTGGCAGGAAGAACAGAGTTATCGGGGTCAAGATACTTCTCAAGCACAATCTTCAACTCATTGTAGGTAGGTTCGGTGTAAAGTTCCTTGATATCAGGCTGTTCCGTCATCCACAACTTCATCTGTGCGGAATCAGTAGAAAGTGGAGTCTGTGATGGCTTTACCTTCACCGAAGTCTTAGCAAAACTTGTGTCCGACTTCTCTCTCGGAATATACTCAACTACGATGTCGCGGCCAGCCTTGGGGTCGGTAATATCACCATAATCAGGATCAGAGATGTAGGAAAGAAGTTCTTGATAAACTGTCTTACCGAACGAATAGAAACGAACGCCCTTGTCCTCTTCACCACGAACGATGACAGGAATATAGGTACGGAGCTTCGGCATGAACGGACGAGCTTCGGCATAACGTTCCTTCGGGTCACGGGTCTGGTCTGACTTCAATGCGTCAGCAAACTCCGCAATCGGGTCACGGTTACCATATGAGAGTGGTGAGAGATGGGTCTTGTTGCCCAAATAGTGGAAGTAGAGTTCGATAAATGGATTCTCTGTGTTATCCTTCCACGGGACGATACGGATGACTGTCTTTCCTTCCTTCGGCTTCCAGATAGCGATATCACGCTCCGCGACGCCGACTCGCTTGAAACTGTTAAGCTTACTCTTTAATGCGTTGATGTCTAATGCCATTGTACTTCTCCTGTGTTTAAAAATGTTTAAGGGTGTTTATTGTAATATACCCCAAGTAGGAAGAAGTATATTACGGTTTGTTTAGTTTGTCAAGTCCTACTTACTAAAAGTTTAATATTTCTTTTATTTTTGTTTTAACGATTTTTAATTGACCGTGCGCAGTTACTAAAATAGAATTTTTTAATTCATCCCAATCAATCTTATAGGATTTATCTATCTTACCACCGTTCTTACTTGCAATCAATGCGTTTAATGCATTAATTGTATATATTGTATTTGTTTGTTTCTTTCTATGCACTGATATAGTTGAAGCTGGCGGTGCGTAATGTTCTTTTAATGAACCCGCTACAATATTATATGTTAAAATTAATTGTGTAGGGTCATCAACATTTTCTAGTACGTATATATTGTTGAACGCTAATGTGTAGGAATTCTTCACTAAATTTACACTTTCGTCCAATTTATCAGCCGCTATAAAAGTACATAACAGTTGCGTTTCATTCATATGATACTCGTAAGACTGTTAACCAACTTCTTATAAGTATCAAATTTTATTCGATAACACTATATTTTATATACGTTTAATTCATTATAATTGTGACCACGATACTGCCGAACAGGATATCCACTTGCACTTAATATTTCTGCAACTTTCTCCATCAAATACAACTCATCATTTGGAATATCCAATAAAATTGCATCATAGGTATAAAGAACCACCCGATTTAAGAATTGACAAACCTTTTCTACCCGTTGAATGGCTTCTTCGGTTTCGGTCAACTGCATCATATAATTGAATACTTTGTTCTTTGATGGGTTAGTAAGTATCACCTTGCGACCAGTTTGCGACAATACAAATCCATTCTGACGGTATTCTTCCCATAGTTTAGACGAATACTCCTTAATCTTTTGGAAGAACTCTACACCACCCGTATCATCAGATTGACCATACATCAATGCGAAGGTTCTGGCCTTAGACTCCTCATATTGCTCTTTGGTTATAGTAAGATTACCATAATATTGTTGAGCGAGATATTTGTGAAGGGATGTGGGGGGTAGATAATAGTCCATCAACTTTCCTGCTAATCGTAAGTGGAATGCCTCGTAGTCAAACTGCACAAGGGTTCCGTTCTCACCAAACCTACTGATGAACTTCTCACGACTTCCATCGTTCTTATTAAGAGCGGCAAAGTTGATACCACCGAAGGCATTACTTGGACGACCTGTCGAGGTATAGATATTGTAATCGGAGTATACCATTCCGTCCGTAGTACAAATTCCAGACTTTTCAATATTGGTCAATGTAGGAATCGTAACCTGATTGATAAACTGGAACGATGGGTCAAGTTCCATAGATTCATACCGCTTGTGGAGATGT